ATAGCCTTATCAGCTTCTATCTCGGCACCGGGCGCCCGCCGCAGTACCAGATGCCGATAGCTGAGCGACTGATACTGGCCGACAAGAAACGAACCGACCACATCACGCTACCGCGGCTGATACATGGCGTCTGCTACAGCGTGCCGCAGCAGTCCGTTGAGCGAGTGCTTTCGCGGTGGGATCCCAGCAAAGCTGCTGACTATGCAGTAGGTGATGCGCACGGCGGTCCGGTCATTTATCCGTGTTACTCGCTGGTGGACCATGCAGACGGCGAACCGGTAGAGAAGCCGCACGACGGTATGCCGCGCACCGAGCGGCGAAAGGCCTGGAGGTTAGCGTGATTAACTTCACTGATACCGCATGCACTCTCAAAGCAGAAGAACAAGAGATAGCTCAATTACTTGGTGAGGTATGGAATCTCTATTGCAAGCTTCCGCTTGAACATCCGAATGACAAACAAGAATTCGGAACGGCAATTCATAACTGCCAGAACATTATACTTTCCCGGCCAGCTGTCAGGGCTCTGGCGGAGAAGGGGCAAGGATACAAAAGGAGCAAAGACAATGGCACTGAAGACGTTACAGCCACGCCTCAAGGTGATTGAGACGCGTCGCCTCAAGCCAGTGTACGGCGAACAGCGGCGTATCAGTGGTAGCGCAAGGGTGGGCCTGAAGCGTCGCATCTATAAGCGTGACGGAGGTCATTGCTGCATGTGTCGTCGTGTGGTCGATCTGTATGACAGCCAGCTCGATCACCGCGTCGCCCTTCAGTTCGGTGGGAACAACGATGAAGCCAACCTCTGGACGCTTTGCACTGAATGTCACACAGCGAAGTCAGCTCGCGAAGCAGCGACAGGCCAGGCTGATGAAGAGGCGATGAAGCATAGCGTGCCAGATGCGAGTGACGGGCACGGCACGGTCGTTATTTAACGCTCACAGGGTGGGGGGGTATCAACAAAAGTAAACCCCTATCGCGCTGGACACCGCGCCTCCTCTCACGCACAGAAAAAATTCCCTTTTGGAGGGTATTAACATGTTAACAGGGCAGAAGCGCAAATATGCCATCGCGCTGATGTCCGGCTCGACTCAGACAGGCGCGGCGATTAAAGCCGGGTATTCTGAGAAATCCGCGCGTTCCAAGGGTTCGCAGCTGGCTAAAGACCCGGATGTCATCGCGTTTATGAAGAAAAAGCGCGGTACGGAAACGGCGGTCGAGGTTCCTGCTGTTGAGCCACAAACTCCCCCGCCGGTTGTTAACAATACGGTGAAAACCTTCGACGATCCGCTGGAGTTTCTTAAGGCCGTCATGAATGACGTCGGGGAAGATGTTGATATCCGAAAAGATGCGGCCAAAGCCATGTTGCCGTACATCCATCCCAAGAAAGGTGAGGGGGGCAAAAAGGATGCGCGGCACGCAGCGGCAAAAGTGGCCGCCGGTGCCAGCAAGTTTGGCGCCATGGCACCGCCGAAACTGGTCGTCAACAACAAGGGGTAATGTATGGCTGAGTGGACCACGGCGTGCCGGGACTGGGAGCAGCGCCTGGTCGACCGGGCGTCTATTATCCCGCCACCGATATTTTCGGAACCGGCAGAGCATGCCCTGAGCATATTTAAAGAGCTGCGCGTATCGGATTTGCCCGGCAAGCCAACGTTCGGAGAATGCTCGGAACCCTGGGTATTCGATTTCGTGAAAGCCATCTTCGGCGGATACGAGGCAGAAACCGGCAAGCAGCTGATAAGGGAATATGGCCTGCTGATTTCGAAGAAAAACACCAAATCGACGATCGCCGCGGGCATCATGCTGACGGCGGTGATTTTGTGCTGGCGCGAGGATGAGGAGCATCTGATTCTGGCGCCGACAAAAGAGGTGGCGGATAACAGCTTTAAACCGGCTGCCGGGATGATCCGCGCAGACGAAGAGCTGTCGGATATGTTTCAGATCCAGGACCATATCAGGACAATCACGCACCGCGTCACCCGCAACACCCTGAAGGTGGTGGCTGCAGATACCGATACGGTGTCCGGTAAAAAATCTGGCCGAATCCTGGTGGACGAGCTCTGGCTATTCGGTAAGCGCGCCAATGCCGAAGCGATGTTTATGGAAGCCCTCGGCGGCCAGGTGTCGCGGGATGAGGGCTGGGTTATCTTCCTGACGACCCAGAGCGATGAGCCACCTGCAGGCGTGTTCAAAGAAAAACTGCAGTACTGGCGTGATGTCAGGGACGGGAAGATTCACGATCCCAAAACCCTGGGCATTCTGTATGAGTTCCCGGAAAAGATGGTGGAAAGCAAAAGCTACCTGCTGCCGGAAAACTTTTACATAACCAACCCCAACATGGGCCGCTCGGTCAGCGCGGAATGGCTGGAAGACCAGCTCCGTAAAAACCAGACCAAAACCGACGGCACGCTGCAGCAGTTCCTGGCTAAACATCTCAACATTGAGATTGGCCTTAACCTCCGAACGGACCGCTGGGCCGGTGTCGATTTCTGGGAGCAGCAGGCGAAACAGGTGAGCTTTGAGGAAATTATCAGGCGTGCGGAGGTTGTCTCCGTCGGGATTGATGGCGGCGGCCTCGACGATCTGCTGGGGCTTTCCGTGATAGGCCGGGACAGTGAAACCCGCGAATGGCTTTGCTGGTGCCATGCCTGGGCGCACGAAATCGCCGTCCGGCGTCGCAAAAGTGAAGAATCCCGGTTTCACGACTTTGTGAAGGCCGGTGACATGACCATCGTCCAGCGCGTCGGGCAGGATACTGAAGAGGTGGCGGAGTACGTCAGCCGCATTCATGCCGCCGAGCTGCTCGACAAAATTGGCATTGACCCCTCCGGTGTTGGCCAGATTCTTGACGCACTGATTGAGGCAGAAATACCCGCAGATTCGGTCGTGGGCGTCAGCCAGGGCTGGCGGCTCGGCGGTGCAATAAAAACTACCGAGCGTAAGCTCGCCGAGGGCGTACTGATTCATGGTGGTCAGCCAATGATGGCCTGGTGCGTCGGGAACGCGCGCGTGGAGCCAAAAGGTAACGCCATCCTTATTACCAAGCAGGCCAGTGGAAAGGGGAAAATCGATCCCCTGATGGCGTTGTTTAACGCCGTATCGCTGATGGCCCTTAACCCGGAAGCGAAGAAACAGGATTACCAGGTATTTTTCATATGACACACACGTCAGCTAATGACCCGCTCCGGCGGGTTTTTTCATTTCTGGAGGTCAGACAATGACGCTTAATCGCGCCTGTACCCTGATGACCGTGAAGTCGGTGGATGAAGATAAGCGGATCATAACCGGCATAGCTTCTACACCCTCCCCCGATCGTGACGGGGACATTATAGAGCCCGGCGGCGCAAAATTCGGGAGTGAAGCCCCCTTTCTCTGGCAGCACGACCACCAGCAGCCGATTGGTAACTGCTCGGCGAAGAGGGTGGGGGACGGGCTGCAGATTACTGCTCAGCTTGTAAAGCCCACCCCTGATATGCCGTCACAACTTATTGCCCGGCTCGATGAGGCATGGGCATCCATTAAATCCGGGCTGGTCAAAGGGCTGTCGATTGGCTTTAAGCCGATCAAGTACGCCTTTCTGGATGCCGGTGGCATTCATTTCCTGGAGTGGGACCTGCTGGAGGTTTCAGCTGTGACTATTCCGGCGAATGCCGAGTGCAGTATCACCACCGTTAAATCTTTCGATCGTCAGTTTCTCGCCGCGTCAGGCAATGAGAAACCGGTGGTCACAGCAACCCCATCTGCTGGCGCTACAGCAAAAAAATCTACCGAAAATAAAGGAAAAACTATGAATATCGCAGAGCAGATCAAGAGCTTTGAAAACAAGCGTGCGGCGTTGGCAGCCTCACTTAACGACGTTATGAGTAAAGCTGCTGATGAGGGGCGCACACTCGATACGGAAGAAACCGAGCAATACGATAATGTCTCCTCCGAAGTGAAATCCGTAGATGATCACCTCAAGCGTCTGCGCGACCTTGAAAACAATATGGCCGCAACTGCTACACCGGTTGCAAAAGCGGCATCAGGTACGGTGAGCACAGTAGAAAACCGTGCGCCTGGTATCATCCGTGCAGAACAGAAGCTGGAAAAAGGCATCGGTTTTGCTCGTTTTGTTAAGTCTCTATGTGCAGCGAAAGCTAATTCCGCTGGCTCAAACGCCCTGGAAATCGCCAAGCGCTACTACCCTGATGACGGCAAGCTACATCATGTTATTAAAGACGCTATTAGCGCCGGGACAACCAACGATCCGAAGTGGGCTGGCGCGCTGGTGGAATATCAGGAATATTCGAATGATTTCGTTGAGTTTCTGCGACCGCAGACCATTATCGGGAGCTTTGGTCAGGGGGGTATTCCCGCGTTACGGCAGGTTCCGTTCAATATTCGCATCCCTGCGCAGACATCAGGCGGCAATGCAAACTGGGTAGGCCAGGGCAAAGCGAAGCCACTGACCAAATTTGATTTCGAGTCGATCACTTTCAGCTTTGCCAAGGTCGCTGCGATTGCGGTGCTGACCGACGAGCTCATCCGGTTCTCAACGCCGGCGGCTGATGCATTGGTGCGTAATGCGCTGGCAGAAGCAGTCATTGCCCGTCTGGATACTGATTTCATTAATCCGTCGAAAGCCGAAGTTGCTAACGTTTCACCGGCCTCAGTAACTAATGGCATCACCGCCATCCCTTCAACAGGCAATCCTGACGATGACGCCTCCGCGGCGTTTGGCGAGTTTGTCTCTGCCAACCTTCAGCCAACCGGCGCGGTATGGCTGATGTCGAGCACTACAGCACTGGCACTTTCCATGCGTAAGAATGCGCTTGGGCAGAAGGAATACCCTGACATGACCCTGCTGGGCGGTACTTTCCAGGGCCTGCCGGTAATTGTCTCCCAGTACGTGGGGAACCAGCTGGTACTTGTCAACGCGCCGGATATTTACCTCGCCGATGATGGCGGTGTGGCCGTGGATATGTCCCGCGAAGCTTCTCTGGAAATGCAGAGTGAACCGTCGGGCGACAGCACCACCCCGACGCCTGTTGAACTGGTATCCATGTTCCAGACAAACAGTGTGGCAATCCGCGCCGAACGCTGGATCAACTGGAAGCGTCGCCGCACAGCTGCTGTAGCGGTCATTTCCGGCGTTAACTACGGCTCTACCCCAACCAGCTAATCGAAACGGAGGGCGGGGGGAACCCCGCCAGGTTTATGGCGAAAATTAGATACCTTCAGCGAACGCATGACTCATCCCCTGGCGATGAAAAAGACGTGGGCGACCAGTGCGCGAAGGTGCTGGTTTTGCTCGGAAAGGCCGAGTTCATCGCAGAGCGACGCGCTGTCGTGCGGGGAAATAAAAAAAATAATCTGGGGACGGGATGATGTGGAAAATGTTTAAGCGCAAAGAAAAATCGCTACAGCAGCCCGCCTCCTACAGCTGGACTCCAATCTATTCATCAGTTAAAGAGCCTTTTTCTGGCGCATGGCAGCGCAATATTGAAGTCAGAAACCCGACGGTACTCGCCTATCACGCTGTATTTTCTTGCGTTTCACTTATTGCCAGCGACATATCAAAAATGCCGCCAGGCCTGAAAGCCAAAGGTTCCGACGGCGTCTGGAAAGATACGCAGGATGCAAGGCTGGACAAGCTTTTCATTAAGCCGAACGCCTTCCAGAACCGCATTCAGTTTCTGGAATCGTGGATCAACTCGAAACTGTGTCACGGCAATACCTACGTGTTGAAGGTGAAAAACCCGGCAGGGGCCATCACTGAGCTACGTATTCTTGACCCTGACAAAGTGACGCCGCTGGTAGCTGAAGATGGATCGGTGTTTTATCAAATCAACCCTGACAACATCAGTGGCCTGCCTGCTCAGGTTACCGTTCCGGCGCGCGAGATTATTCACGATCGCTTTAACTGCCTGTTCCATCCGCTTATCGGCGTATCGCCCATCTATGCCTGTGGCATGGCGGCGATGCAGGGTAAGCACATCCTGGAAAGCTCAGCCTTCTTCTTCAAAAATGGAGGCAAGCCGAGCGGCGTCATAACTATTCCTGGTTCGGTCAGCGAGGATAAGGCCCGGGAGATTAAAACAAACTGGGACGCTGGCTACACGGGAGAAAATGCAGGCAAGACGGGGCTTCTGTCCGGCGGGGCAGACTATAAGCCTGTCACGATGTCAGCGGTTGATGCTCAGACAGTTGAGCAGCAGAAAATGTCTGCTGAAATGGTCTGTTCTGCGTTCCATGTCCCGGCTTACAAGGTTGGCGTAGGTGAGATGCCGTCTTACGACAATATTGAATCCCTTGAGCAGCAGTATTACTCGCAATGCCTGCAGGTGCTTATCGAAGCAATTGAAGTGCTGCTGGACGAGGCCTTCGATCTGGAAGGCAAGCGAGGCGTTGAGCTGGACATCACTTCCCTGCTGCGCATGGACAGTGAACGACGGATGAAGACGCTGGGCGAAGGGGTGAAAAATACCATCCTCACACCGAACGAAGCCCGCAAAAAAGAGAATCTGCCGCCAGTAGACGGCGGTGATGCGCTTTACCTTCAGCAGCAAAATTACAGTCTTCCGGCGCTGGCCCGGCGCGATGCGTCAGACGATCCTTTTAAAACGTCTTCAACCCGGACGCCATCACCGCAGGAAGAACCCGCAAGCAAAGCTTTCTCCGCCGATGAACTCGCGGCAATGAAAGCAATGGTGAAAGGAATGATGGCCAAATGAATGAGCGCGAATTGGCAATAATCAAAACTGTCAGCGAAGCGTTCGGCGAGGCGCTGTCATCCCTGCAGGAAAGTTTTGTAAAGCAGCTGGGCCAGCAGCAGCAGGCTTTTGACGAAAGATTTTCTCAACTGAGCAAGTCCTTGCAGGAGGTGATCGACACTCCCGGGCCGGATATGGCTGCCCTTGCACATGCGGCCGCCGCGCTGGTTCACGTCCCCGAGCCTCCGGCGCTGCCAGATATTCATGCGCTGGTTAGTGCTGCAGTTGAGGCTATCCCGGCACCTGAGCCGATCAAGAGCATTACAGCCGAAGATATGCGACCCACCCTGGAGCAACTGGTAAAAGAGGCTGTTGCAGACATCCCTGCGCCAGCGGCGCCAGAGCTACCTGATATTGGCGCGCTGGTGAATGAGGCTGTAGCAGCGCTGCCTGCTCCAGAGCCAGCTAAAAGCATTAAGCCGGAAGAGGTAAAGTCAGTGCTTGAGCAACTGGTGAAAAAGTCAGTAGCTGAAATTCCGGTACCGGCCGCACCAGAGCTACCTGATATTGGCGCGCTGGTCAGTGAAGCGGTTGCTGCTCTGCCCGTACCGGAGCCTGCACAACAAGGCGAAGACGGACGGGATGCGCTGCAGCTGGAGGTTTCTCCATTCATCGATGAAGAGAAGAGTTATCCGCGTGGGAGCTATGCGACGCATGGTGGCGGCCTGTGGAGAGCGTATGAGAAAACGCACGGCATGCGCGGCTGGGAATGCCTGGTTGACGGTGTCGGCGGTATCGACGTGGCCAACACTGACGGGCGGAACTTCACCGTGACGGTGACGCGCGCCAGCGGCGCAACTGAAAGCAAATCGTTCTCGATACCCGTATTGATTTACCGCGGCGTTTTCAAATCCGGTGAGCAATATCAGCCGGGCGACACCGTGACATGGGGCGGTTCAATGTGGCACTGCGATGAAACATCCACTGATAAGCCAGGCGAAACCGGATCGAAAGGCTGGACGCTGGCCACCAAGCGCGGACGTGACGGGAGGGATAAAACGTGATTGAGCTTGTAACGCTTGAAGAGGCGAAGCTGCACCTGCGCATCGATGAGGATTACGACGACCCGGATCTGACGATGAAAATTCAGGGCGGCAGCGCCGCGCTGCTGTCCTACATCCAGGGCAGCCGCGATAAGGTCGTGACCGAAGCCGGAGATTTGATTAACGGTGAGCCTTTGTCCCGAATGCAGACGGCACTGCTGGTACTGCTGGGTTACCTCGACCGTAACCGTGGAGCTGAGGAAGAAGAAAAGCTCAGGCAAGGGGAGCTACCGCTGGCCGTCACAATGCTTATCTACGATCTGCGACGTACAACAATAATGTGACCGGAGGCAAATGTGTCGGGACTAAAAGCTGGCGAGCTGAATAAACGCATCGATTTACAGATGATGGAAGTGCAGCGGGGACCGCTGGGCGAGCCTTTACCTGACCTGCCAGTCAAAATTGCTACTGTGTGGGCGAAAGCCGAAGCCGTTTCTAACCGGAAAATTCGCACCCTGGATCAGCTGCAGGTCGTCGAAACCTGGCTGTTTACGATCCGGGCCCGCAAAGATGTGCAGGTTGACTGGAAAATTGCCTGGGGCGAAGACGTCTACACCGTGCGTGCCGCCGCTCGGAGCAAACCCGATCGTACTGTCATTACAGCCGAGAGGGATAACCGCCATGATAGAGCAGGCAATTAAATCCTCGCTTGAGCGCATAACCGGAATGGATGTTTACCCCCTGTTACTGCCGGATACCGCGCAAAGCGGTGTGACTTTCCAGCGTATATCCGATCCTGAAATTGAAACGGGCATGGTACGCACTGGGCTCATCGCGGGTCGCTTTCAGATTTCCATGTACACGGTTGACGATTACACCAGCCTGGTCCTGCTGGATAAAGCGATCTGGGCAGAATGGAAAGACATTGTTCATGGCACCCTCGAGGGTTACCCGGTCCAGTACGTGCAGCGAGGGAATATCCTGCAGGATAAAACCACGCTAACCAGCAATCGGGTCCAGTACCGCATCGCCCGTGATTTCATCATGTATTTTTTTGAGGACTCATCATGATCAGAATGGAGGTAAAGGGCCTGCAAGAGCTTGAAAGGGAGCTGCTGGCGCTGGGTGAAAAAGTCGGCGCTAAAGTTCTGACTTCTGCCGGGAAAGAGGCCATGGAGATCGTCAGCGACGATATGCAGCAGCATGCAGGGTATGACGAAAGTAGCGCCGGGCCGCACCTGCGCGACAACATCAAAACCACGTCCAAAAATCGAATGAAAGACAGCCGCTGGGTCACCGTCGTGACCATCCGGGTTGGCCCGTCTAAAGAACACACCATGAAAGCCCTGGCGCAGGAATTTGGCACCGTTAAACAGGTCGCCAGCCCTTTTATGCGCCCGGCGCTGGATTTCAATCGCGCAAAGATACTTCGCATTCTTGCTGTCCGACTCCGTGAAGGTATCGAAAACAATCGTTAATGAGGTAATGAAATGCCAGATGCAAATAAAAGCTCCCCCGAATATGCGATGCTCCCGGCGGGAACTGTTGTTATGTGGGGGCCTGCGGGCAGCGACGTAGCCACAATGAAGCCGCTGATTAACTGTAAAGCACTGGGGGCAACGGGGCAGACGGGCAGTTTTGTCGACTGCACAACGCTCATCGATACCAGCAAGCAGTTTATTTCTGACCTGCCGGAAGGCCCGGAAAAGTCGCTGGGCTTTATCGATGATCCGGCCAATCAGGATTTTGCTGACCTTCTGAACTCTGCCGAAAGTCGTGAAACCATTCAGTTTTATGTAGAGCTGCCAAACGGGCGAACGGCGAATATGATCCTGGCACTTTCCGGCTGGCAGATGAACGAAATCACCGCGCCGGCCAGTGAAGTTATCCAGATAACCGTTCAGGGTAAGCAAAACAACATCGTATGGGGAACAGCGGCTACAAGCTGATCCAGCTGTGCTTTTCACAGGCCGCCGCGTGGCGGCTTTTTTATTGAATGGAGAATTAAATGAAAGACCTGAAATCCCTGCTTCTGGCCCCTGAGCATGACGCTTACCCTGTCACCATGCTGGGTGCCGAGGTATTTATCCGTCGCCTGACGTCATTTGAGCTGGAGCAGTACGACGAAAAGCAGGAGCAACTGCGCGCCGAAAAAAATCTGCGCGGTGTCGCGCTCTCGACCGCTTCGCTGATTCTCAGCGCGCTGGTTGATGATAAAGGTGTCCCTGTCCCGGCAACCGACCTGCCTGCTCCCGATGAGCTGCTGAAGGCCCGCTCTAACGCTTCGATCATTGAAGCACTGCGGACTATTCAGCGCCACAGCTGGGGCACGCTGGAGGAAGCGAAAAAAAACTAATGGACTCCCCCTGGCTGATGGACATTTTCAGCCTTGCCGATCGTCTGGGGGAGTCTGACCCGCGCAAAATTGCCAGCCTGCCGGCTAACATTCTTCTTCACTGGAAAGCATTTTACTCCCTGACTGGTAACACGGTTGAAAGAGGTGCGCCAGTTGCGCCGGTAACTGCTCCAGCCGCCAGTAATGACCCGTCCAGGCAGTGCGCTGACGTTATGAGGATCTTAGGACAATGAGTGATGTTGCAAGCCTGTCGGTCGCCCTGCACCTTAACTCTGCGGCGTTCAAGTCGCAGATCACCGACGCATATCAGAAAGCGGGGCAGGCCAGCACAAAATTCAATAGCCAGGCGACCACTCAGGCTAACGAGCTGGCTAATGCCATTTCGAAAACGGTTACCGCGGCAAAAGGTATCGGGTTCCCTGCTGCAAATGCCGATCAGTTCTCTGGGGCTACCCGCGGGGCCGGACAGCTCAACTTTGTGCTTCATGAAGTGGCCGCCGGGAGCAATGTTGCCAGCAGCAGCATAATTAACGCGCTGATCCCCGCTGTACACTCGCTGAAATCACAGCTTGATGGCAGCGCGGGTGGCTGGAAAACGCAACAGGAGGCCGCCCGATCCGCCGCCGCTGAGCTGGCTAAGGCGGCTGAAAACCAGATAGCCATGGCGCAGGCGGAAAAGCAGGCCGCCATTAACAAAGTCACGATTGCTGAAAAAACGGTTGCCGCCGCTAAAGCCCAGCGGGACCAGGCGATCGCGCTGGATGAGTATTACGCGAAACAGGAAGCGGTTAATAAACAGTTTGGCCTGAATGTCAGCTACCAGGATGAACATCTCAAGAATGAGCGCGCCATTCTGGAAGCTAACAGGCTTGAAGCCGGGGCGCTGGACAAGCTCAAAACAGCTAAAGCAGCCGTGATTGCTGCGGAGCTGGCTGAGACTGGCGGGAAGGCGGCACTCACCGCGTCAACAGAAGCGGCCGCTTTAGCTAACACGCAGCTCTCCGTCAGTCAGCGTATAGCGGCAACCAGCAGCCGGGCACTCAGCTCTGCGATGAGCTTGCTGGGCGGGCCCGTTGGCATCGGTCTGACCGCCGTGGCCGCCGCCGGTGCGTTTGTCTACAGCGAGTTTAAAAAAGCGGAAGAACAGACTAAAAAACTTAACGCCGCTGTCCTCGATTTGAGCACGTCGGCGCTGGTGTCGGCTGACGATCTAAAGCGGTTGAATGGTGAGCTTGGTAATACCGAAAATTCCGTAGATGCGGTAACCACGACGGCTAAAGCCGGATTTGGTGGCAAGCTATTGACGGATGTTGCCACGCTGGCAAACGCATACGCGCAGGCGGGCGGCAGTGCCCAGGAGTTGGTAAACAATCTTTCCGGGTTGCGTGGCGATCCGGTTGCCGCTATGTCAAAACTGACCGCTTCCGGCGTGGTGTTGAAAGACTCATTCATTCAGCAGGTGATGGCGCTTAATGAGCAGGGCCGCGCCGCTCAGGCCAGCCAGATGATTATTGAGGCGGCTATGGCAGCCGAAAAAGCCCGGCTTTCTGAGCTGGGTATAGAGGTCGATAAAACATCTGAGACAGTCAGAAATCTGGGGCAAACATGGGGCACAGCAGGCGAGCAGGCAGTGATCGCTCTTGGGGGCGCGATTGATAAGACCCAGGAGACGAATAAAAAGCTCGGACTGATGGCTCGCCAGTTATCGCGTGATATTACAGCTGCAAGCGCTGCGGAACAGAATGAGCGGATAAAAAATTCAGTTGGCCTGAAAAGCTACATGGATGCAGGTACCACTGCTGCCGAAAAGCGAGCGGCGGCGATAAAAAAACTTAACAGCAGTATCTATTCATCGGATTCAGAGGACTATAAACGCATCCTGAAAGGGATTAACGACGAGTACGATAAAGCTGTTAAGAAGGATGCTCCTAAAAAACAGTCATCAGCAGGTGTAAGCGAGGGCCAGCGGGCGCTGATGCAGGCCCAGCAGCAAAACGCAGTCCTGCGCGAACAGGCACAGACGACGGATAAAATGACCGGGTCTGCGCGGCAACTGGCAGCCTTCAACGAGCAAATATCCAGCCTTAAGGGCCAACACCTGACCGCGGACCAGAAAAGCCTGGTCAATATGCAGGACCAGATCCGGGCGCAGCTTCAGGCGAACGCCGCCCTGGAGAAAGAGGCTCAGCTTCGCATCACGGTCCAGAAGTATCAGCAGGAGAGCATTAAGTGGACTGAAGAGGCCAATGCGATGCAGCGAGAGGCCGCGCTGAATCTGGGTAAATACAGTCTTTCTGACAGAGAGTCTGCGGATGCGGACGCACGAAACGCCATTATCAACCGGTTCAATCAGCGTCGGATTGCGCTCGAAAAGGATTTTACCGATCACTCGTCGGCTGAATATCAGGCCCGGCTTACCGACCTGGAAAATGCCAAACAGCGAGAACTACAGATAACCGAGCAAAACAGCCAGGATAAATTGTCAGCTGAGCAGGATTTCACCGCGGGTTTTCGTCGGGGAACGCTGAACTGGGTGGACGCGGCGAGGGATGCAAACAACCAGATGGAAAGTTTTTCTGCCGGGTTGTTCGATGGCATGACCGATTCCCTCTCGACGTTCGCCATTACTGGCAAGCTGAGTTTCAGAAGCTTCACCACGTCCATTCTTGCTGACCTGGCAAAAATTGCCACCCGGATAGCCTTATCCAGCGCGCTGCAAAGCATTTTTGGGGCGGTCACGTCTTCATTTTCAGGCGGTGGCGACGGCACCACACCTTCTGGCGCGTATGACAATGCGGCGGCAGGCATAAAATTTAATGCAAAAGGTGACGTCTATAACTCGCCATCGCTGAGTTCATACAGCAATGCGGTTTATGACTCACCTCAGACCTTTGCTTTTGCTAAGGGGGCCGGTGTCTTTGCGGAGGCCGGGCCAGAGGCCATTATGCCGCTGACACGATCAGCCGATGGTTCACTTGGTGTTCGGGCTGTGGGCGGCGGTGCCGGAGCCTCAACAGGGGCAGCGCCGCAGGTTTACATCACTATTACCAGCGAAGGTAACACGTCGACCCAAAGCAACGGCGGATGGGAGCAGTTTGGTAAGGAGATTGGCAGCTTTGTCGATCAACGATACCGGCAGCTTATCAAGTCGGATATTCGCCCGGGCGGATCAATCTGGAATGCAACAAAAGGCGGGCGCTAATGGCGATAGAAACATTCACCTGGAGTCCCCGGGTCAATCCCACGCAAACGGTCAATTACAGGACCCGAAAAGCACAGTTTGGCGATGGTTATGAGCAGGTCAGCGGGGATGGCCTCAACCCTCGTAGCCAGCAATGGGAGCTGAATTTTGTGGGCCCGGAGGATTACATCGAAGCGATCAAAAATTTCCTGGACAGGCAGGGAGGAACCAAAGCGTTTCAGTGGAAGCCCCCTCTCGAACCGCTGGGCCTTTATCGTTGTGAAGAATTTAAACCGGCACCGATGGGCGGGGATAATTATTCCCTGTCCGCCACGTTCACGCAGGCATACAAACCATGATTAACAGCGATTATCAGAAACTTGAACCGGGTGACGCCATTCGATTATTTACCGTGGACGGCAGCGCCTTTGGTATGAGTGATATTCTTCGATTTCATTCGCACAGCATACCCCACACGGAAGCTGAAATTGCTGCGGCCGGTGGCGACGAGTCTAAACTTCCGGCCAAATCAATCTGGTGGCAGAACGAAGAGTACAGAGCCTGGCCCTGCAAGATTGAAGGGCTTGAGTCCTCAACCAGCGGCAGCGGTGCGGAGCCCAGGCTCTCGGTTGCTAATCTCGACGGTTCAATAACCGCGCTCTGCCTGCATTATGACGACCTGCTACAGGCAAAGGTCACGATTCACGATACGCTGGTGCAGTATCTTGATGCCCGAAACTTTACGAGCGGCAATCCCTCAGCCGACCCGACGCAGGAAAAGCTACAGGTCTGGTACATCGACGGTAAAACGACTGAGCTCAACACGTTCGTTGAGTTTGCCATCAGCAGCCCGATGGATTTGCAAGGACTGATGATCCCCACGCGTCAGATGCATTCGCTTTGTGTCTGGTGCGCGAGGGGGAAATATCGGACTGGCGACGGCTGCGACTATGCAGGAACGCGCTATTTCGACGATAAAAACAATCCTGTAGACGATCCGTCGCTCGATGAGTGCAGCGGTACGATGCGGGGCTGCAAACTCCGCTTCGGTGAAAATGAAGAGCTGCCGTTCGGCGGATTCCCTGGCACATCACTTATCAGGAGCTGAGCATGCGGCAAAAAACCCTTGAGGCCATCATGGCGCATGCGGACGCCGAGTATCCGCGGGAGTGCTGCGGCGTGGTGGCGCAAAAAAGCCGGGTAGAGCGCTATTACCCATGCAGGAATATGGCCGCTGATCCGACAGAACATTTTCACATTTGCCCGGAAGATTACGCTACTGCGGAGGACTGGGGAACGGTGACGGCCATTGTGCACAGCCACCCGGACGCAACGACGCAGCCGAGCGAGCTGGATAAGGTACAGTGTGATGCAACGCTGCTGCCCTGGCATATCGTCAGCTGGCCGGAAGGGGATTTGCGGACCATACAGCCTCGCGGTGAATTGCCGCTGCTGGAGCGCCCGTTTGTGTTGGGGCATTTTGACTGCTGGGGGCTGGTGATGAGCTACTTCCGGCAGCAGCACGGCATCGAGCTGAAAGATTACCGCGTCGATTACCCCTGGTGGGAAGATCAGTACGAGGGCAATTTCTATCAGGATTGCTGGTACGAGTGCGGTTTCCGAGAATTTGACGGCGCGCCGCAGCCGGGCGATATGGTTATCATGCAGGTGCAGGCAAATAAGTGGAACCATGCGGGAATACTGCTTGAGGGGAACATGCTGCTGCACCATCTGTATGGGCATCTCAGCCAACGTGTGCCATATGGCGGCTACTGGCAAGACCGGACAATGAAGGTGCTGCGACATAATGCCCTGTGCTAATCTTCTTGTGATTTTTCAAAGGGGATAAGGATATGAAAACGATACTTTTGGCTTTAGTTATCATTGGATTGGCAGGTTGCACTACAACTCCAACTCCAAGTGAAACAGCTAAAGTTGTGCCTAAAGAAAGAGTTCAATGGGTATCAAAAGGTGATTCCACGATAACCATAACCCGTGATAGAGGTTGGTTTGCTGGTGGTGGTTGTTTTGTAACTGTGTTAGTTGATGGTAAATCTGTTGCAAGAATCGATACGGGAGAAACAGTATCGATTAAAGTCGATGAAGGTAGGCATATTTTAGCTATTACCGGCGATCAGGAGGGTAAGGGATTATGCGGCTTCCAAATCGGTCAACCGATCAAAGAAAACGCGACCGACATTAAACCTAATGAGATGCAAAAATTTAGAATAACAGGAGATACAAGTTCGGGATTGGATCTCAGGCCATCAAATATCTAAACGAAGCCGCGAAAGCGGCTTTTTTAATTGGAGTAAATATGCAAGAAACTATGGTGCAAATCGAGCTTGGTGGAGAGCTTGGAAAAACCTTTGGCAAAACCCACCATCGTTTAATTAGTACAGTCCATGAGGCATCAAGAGCACTTGCAGCGACGATTACTGGTTTTGAGAAATTCATGATTACAAGTCAGCGCCGCGGCCTCACATATGCAGTTTTCCGTGGAAAGAAGAATATTGGCGAGAATGATTTAGGTTTTCCAGTTACTAAAGATGTTATCCGTATAGTCCCTATAATCATCGGAAGTAAAAAGGCTGGGATGCTACAAACCATACTTGGTGCGGTATTAGTCGTAGCGGGATATGCATTATCAGGTTTTACTGGGGGCGCGAGTTTGGCCTTGGTTGCTCCTGGGGTAGCATTAATGGCAGGTGGCGTGATCCAGATGCTATCACCGCAGCCAGGCGGACTTGCAAGCAAACAGAGCGCAGACAATCAGGCATCCTATGCCTTCGGTGGCGTGACCAATACCGCCGCTCAGGGTTATCCGGTCCCGCTGGGTTACGGCAAACGTCGAATCGGCGGTGCGATTATTTCAGCCGGTATTTACGTCG